TGCGTACTCGATAAGGCTACTTTTGCCTCCTTTAAGCCCCTTTCTTTTTCCAGCCATTGAGAAATCGACGCAAGGCGAACCGAAAGTGATAATGTCAATGTCTGCAAAGTCTCTTCTGTGAATAGAAGTAATGTCTCCGATGTATTTTGCATTTGGAAAATTGTGTTTATAATTAGCTATTGCGTGTTTGTCTATCTCTGAAAAATAGTGTTCTGTAAATTGGTAGCCTGCTCGTTGAAATCCGAGAGAAAAGCCACCAATCCCGCTAAATAGGTCTATGATTTTCATTTGCTTTGTCTGTTATTAATTCCGTCTAAATGTACATATACCAACTCGGATATATCATCTGCATAAGATTCAAAAGCCTTAAGGAGGGGTTCATCACTCTTGTTAAGATTCTTGAACTCTTCTACCACTTCTCTTGTGTGCTTCTTTGCATTTTTGAAATTACTCTTGAATTTGTATTTTAGATCACCTTCCTCTATCATACATAGTAATTCATTCGTAGCATCGCAAAAGGCTAAGGCTAAAATTAGGTAATGAGCCATATTTTCCCGCTTAAGGATTGGTTTTACTTGATTTTCACGATAATCAGCTACAGCTATCTCCATAAGGTATTTGGCTTCCTTTTCGGTGATTTGTAGCCCTCGTGCTCTTAGTTCTGTTGAAAATTTACTGTTATTCATCTTTAAAATGGACTGTTATTTTTAGGGTCAATTTTTGGAATATTATTTTCTTGAGAGATATTAATACTTATATTTCTATATCGTTCAAAAAATTGCATAAACTGTAGCTGACAGCCTGCAATCACACTCCCATCTCCTCCATTACGATACTTAGCAATGATAATTTCTACCTCGTTAGCAGTAGGAGCGCCATCGTCCCATTGTGGAATCTTATAATATTCTGGACGATAAAGGAAAAGTACATTGTCAGCATCCTGCTCTATAGCTCCTGATTCCCGAAGGTCTGAAAGCATAGGTCTTTTATCTCCTCGAGTCTCTACACTCCTTGACAACTGAGAAAGAGCAATGATAGGGATATTCAATTCCTTAGCCAACCCCTTAAGATTACGAGATATTTCGCTAATTTCTTGGTCTCTTGTCCTTCCTTTCAACGGGTTACTTATCAACTGCAAATAGTCGATGTAGATAATCTTCACTTTCTTCTCTCTTACCCACTTTTTCGCTTTGATTTTCAAGGAAAGCAAGGAAAGGTAAGGCTCGTCATCGATATACAAAGGCAACTTACCGAAAGGTTCTCTGTATTTCCCTGCCTCCTCCAATTCTGAGGGGGTCATCTTCCCATTGGAAAGGTGGTCGCTATTTATCTGGGCGAAGTTAGCAAAGAGTCTAGCGGTGAGTTGTTCTGCACTCATTTCCAGAGAAAAAAAACCTACAGGATAACCCATCCGAGCCTGATGTAACGCCTCATTGAGTACATATGCTGTCTTCCCCATTGCAGGACGACCCGCTATTACTGTTAATGCGCTTGGCTGATAACCATTGAATTTCAAGTGTAAATCTCGTATTGCACAAGGTACTCCTGCACGTTCAGAACGAACCTTGAGAACCTCTGTAAGGTAATCCCCTAATACTTTGGGTTGCTTGATGGAAAGCCAATCCGAAATCCTATCAAGCTCTCTGTATGAGCCCTCTAGAAGTTCAAAGATGTCTGTGTCCTCCTCATACGCCTGCTCTCGCAACTCTCCAGCTATCTCAATACTCTTTCTCTTTACGTACAATTGAATGAGTAGCAATGCGTATTGCTGTATATTCGCCGACGAACTCACTATCTCTGTAAGGGATACCAAGTAAGCTCCTCCTCCTGCTTGTTGCAATTTCCCCGCCTGTTGCAAAGCAATACGCACCGTTGCCAAATCAACTGGCTGTGAATCTTTGTAAAGTGAAAGGATAGCCTCATAAATCACTGCATTCTGTGAGTGATAGAATACATTCGTATCCTTGACCAATTCAATGAATTCAGGTACGCCTCGCTTGTCAATCAGCATTCCTCCTAATGCGATTTGCTCAAGCTCTAAATCGCTTGGAATAGCTCTGTTACTTTGCATAATTTCTTCTTTTCTAATAAGTTATCTCTACTCCATTCTCGTCATAATAGAACCTCTTAGGACTCGTTACAATTGGTGATACTTGTGACGTAGGCGCTGTGGCTTCTCTTCTCTTTCCCTCCCACGTTCGTACTGATGCTTTCCAATCTTTCATTGACTGACTCCCTACTTTCCAGCCTTTAGAAGCATAGAAGTCACAGAATTGCTGTCCAGAAATGCCGTTACCTCGCTCGTTGCAATAAGCCTGCACTTCTTCAGGGGTTGGTATAGTGAATTTCTTCCGCCCGCCCCCGCTTTGTTCTTTTGGAGCTCGAAGGGTCTCTAAGGGAGATTCTGAATTTTCATTTTCCAAATCAGAAATCTCGTTCTCTCTTTTTGTTTCTTTTAAAAAAGAAATATTATCATTTACATTTACATTTACATTATCATTTACATTTACATTGGGGGTTATCTTGGGGTTTTTTAGGGGTTTTTCAGGGGTTATTTCGGGGTTATCTTGGGGTTTTTCTTTTCTTGGTCTTCCTCCTTTTACACCGTGTTCCGCTCCCATCATCCCATTAATGTACTTTTTATTATTAGCTTCTATCTGTGGTTTTATCAGCTCCATTGCCACACTCACTACCTCGCCACATTCAGTAGTCTCACCTGTTATTCCATACTCGATTATGGCAAGTGCTAACTCAGCTTGAATGTCCCTCTTTTTTATCGCTCGGATAGCTTTTAAGAATGAGCTGTAAAAAACGAAACTTTCTCTTTCCATTGATTTGAAATTAGAGATTTGATAAAGATTTATGCGCACTCAATCTCCTCTCAAATCGGTTGTTAATTGTTATTTAAGTAATTCTGGGTTATCGTGAATGTTTCCAATTACTTTTATTTTATATAGTATATCTTTTAAACCTTCTTTTATTAAGGTGTATATCTTATTATCTAATTCAAGATATTTATCGTAATCACCTTCTTTTTTACTCTCATAAAGTTTCTCAGACTCTTTTACTAAAGCATAAATGTTATTTTCATTGTAAAAATCTAATCCTTCTATATTATAGAATTTCATATCACCATCTGCAAACATAAACATTAAATCATCTAAAGTCTGTTCTTGGAAAGATAAAGGAATTAGCTTTTCTACATAGATACGTTTATATTCTCCATATTTTCTATATTCTTCATATCTCTTATATTTATCAATATATTCAAGTCCTTTATATTGAAATTTTATTTTAAAAGCACCTTCATTAAATACTACTACTCCTTTGTATTCATCTTCAATATAAAATCTTCTAATTATTTCACTATCATAATCTCCTCCAGATATAAAATGTCTTTCTTCACCTTCTTCAGCTAAGTAATTGAAATTGATTATATCACCCTCATATATTTCTTTTCCGTTTTTGTCATATACACCAGTGAATTGACCAATTGAATTAGGTTCTACTCTAATTCCGCTATATAGTATATCCCAATTTCTGTAATTTTGTTCAACTATGTATATTTCATCTTTGTGATATTGAACTAAATCACCATAGAAAAACTCATTTTCTTTAAATGTAGTAGAGTATCCTCTAAATTTTATTGTTCTCATTACTTTTTGATTTTAAAATTTTGCCCCCGCTCACGGCTCGAACGTGAGAGCTTGCCAATCGGGGTACACAATGGTACATTACAATGATTTTATAGTGTTCTTAGGAACTTATTCACGAAATACACTTGCCCTTTGCCTGTTACTTTTGGTGTTATGGTTGTATGCATTACTCCGCCGTTTCCTGAGCGTGTGCCTTTCTTTAACTCGAATAGTCCTTGCTCAATGTATTGCTGGTTAGGAATGTTATAATATTCGCCCTTTTTACCTAAGTAGTGATTTTCTCGTAACCACTTAAATAACCTCTTTTCGCCTATCTCATAACCTTTTTGAGTGATGAGTTTAGCAAGTTCACCAATAAGGCAGGACGATTGAGAACCTATTACTGTGTCAGCAAATAATACCTTTGGGGCTTGTTCTTGCAGTTGCTTTTGT